GCGATGGTCGGATAATGCCGGCACCTATTACTACTTTAAGAGCCTCACTAGCTGCGGCCCTTGCTAACGCTAACGTATGGAATACCTACGCGTATCCGCCTGCAACTATTACGGCTAATAGCGTAATCGTGTCCCCGGCAGATCCATACATAACACCGACTAATAACGACTACGCCAATATCTCGCCGATGGCATCTTTTCGTATTATTTGTAATGTGCCTATGTACGACAATCAAGGCAACCTACAAGGCATCGAGTCGATGGTTTGCGCCGTATTCCAAAAGTTAGCTGCATCGCCAATCGTTATGAATATCGGCGCGGTAAGTGCTCCGAGCGTTTTAACGGTACAAAGCGGCGACCTACTAACGACAGACATCACTATCTCAATACTAACCGAGTGGAGTTAAGCATGAGCCTAACCGATGAAGATATCGCCTTTCTTATTAAGATAGGGCAGATTACCGAAGCACCAAAAAAAGAAACAAAAACACACACACCTACTACAGAGAAAAGCGAGGAATAGGCGATGGCCGTATTTCTATCAAATGGAGTAGTCGTAACCCTTAACTCGGTTGCACTCTCTGACCATGTTACAAGCGCGACAATTAACCGCGTATTTGAGGAGCTCGAAGTTACCGCTATGGGCGACTCATCTAGAAAGTTTACTAAGGGCCTAGAGACAAGCACGATCTCTCTAGACTTTTTGAGCGATACCGCAGCGGCAAACGTAAACGCTACGTTGCAGGCAGCATGGGGTACGACCGTACCAATCACGCTAAAGCAAACTAGCGCGACTACCTCAGCTACTAACCCTCAGTACGCTACGACTATCCTAGTAAATAACACCACAGATATTAACGGCGCGGTCGGAGATATCGGTACTCAGAGCATCACGTTTACGTGTAACTCACCAATCGTAATTACTACCGCACCATAACAAACTAACAAAGGGGCAAAAAATGGCACGACTCAAAATAACAAGGGCTACCGGCGAGGTAAGCGAGCATCAAATCTCGCCGCGTATTGAGTACGCCTTTGAGTTATACGCAAAAAAAGGTTTTCACAAAGCCTTTAGAGATGACGAGAAACAGAGCGACGTATATTGGTTAGCGTGGGAGTGCTTACGTACATCCGGCGAAACCGTACCGATGTTTGGAGCCGAGTTTTTAGATACTCTTAAAAAGGTCGAGGTACTAGACGACGAGCCTTTAAGCTAGGGCGCGGCACTCTAACCTATTTGGTAGCGCAACTATCAATACGGTTAGGGGTCGCGCCTCAAGCGATACTCGACTTAGATGCCGAGATGTTTAAGATGTTAGTGAAAGTATTAAACGAGCAAGCGGAGGAGTCTAAAAATGTCGGTAAAGTTAGACGGCGTTAAAGAAACTCTACGCGCGATCCGTAAAATAGATCCCGAGTTACTTAAAGAGATGAATAAAGAGATCAAGGGCATTATGATCCCGATACGCGATAAGGCTCGAGGATACGCGCCTACCGCGGCTCCCGGCGGCCTTTATAATTGGGATGAGGGTGCATATACTAAAAAGATAACAGCCCGTAATTCTGCTTTTCGTACTTTTAATAGCGAGGGCCGTTTACGCCGTTTTCCTCTATATCAAGCTGAGGTAGCTCGTAAAGGTATTTATTACACCGCAGCGCCAAGTAAGCGAAACCGTAACGGATGGAGCTCTCGATACATCGTAGCTAACGCCTCAGCTAGTGGAGCTATCTATGAAACGGCCGGACGTAAAAACCCCGGCGGAGATCCTAAGAGCCGCTCTAATAACCCCGGAGCCGGTGCAAACTTTATTAGCCGGATGGGCCCTCTTTATGGCGATGGTGCAAGCCGTGGCCGTATGATTTTTAGAGCGTGGGCCGAGGATCAAGGTAAAGCTCAAGCCGCCGTAGTAAAAGCTATCCAAAATACTATTGCCGCCTTTAATCAAGGCCGTTACGGCAAGGCTGCATAATGGCAAAGTTACCCGATTTATATGTAAACGCCGTTACTACTTTCGACGGTAAAGCCCTTACTAAAGGCCAAAAACAAATCGCAGGGTTTGAGAAAAATGTAAAAAATCTAGCTAAGGCTTTTGGTCTTACTTTTAGTGCAGCGGCTTTAGCTCAATACGGTAAAAATGCGGTTAAGGCTTTTGCAGCTGAGGATGCTCAAGTCAAGCAATTAACTCAAAGCCTAAAAAATCTAGGTTTAAGTTTTGCTACACAAGATGTAAAACAATACCTAGACGTGCTTGAGCAGGCGACAGGGGTTAATAAAGATCAGCTGCAACCTGCGCTACAAAAGATTTTACAAACTACCGGTGATATTGCTAAGTCACAGGAGATTTTAGCTCTAGCTCTAGATACCTCAGCCGGCAGCGGTCAAGATTTAGCAAGCGTAAGCCAAGTATTAGCGCAGGCATATGTAGGTAATAATCGAGGGTTACGTACTCTTAATATCGGACTTACTCAAGCCGAGATAAAAACCGCTAATTTTGTAGATATACAAGAAAAGTTAGTAAAGATTTTTGGTGGGCAGGCAGCGGTAGCGGCCGATACCTACACAGGTAAATTAAATAAACTAACTATCGCAGCTGAAAATGCTAGCGAGGAGATCGGTCGAGGTTTAATTGGAGCCCTAGAGGGCTTAGCCGGATCAGATGGGAATTTAGATCCGCTTATCGACAAGATGAATAAACTCAGCGTAGCCACGGGCGATTTAATCTCGGTGCTTTTTGGCGGTAAAACTAAAGATGGTTATAGCCTTAAAGATGCTATCGATATAGTATTTACCGGCGGAGTAAAGGGTTTTGGTAATCGGTCTTTATCAGCAAGCAACCAAGATACACAAAGAGCGGATGCAGCCGCAGCAAAAAAGGCCGCAGCCGAAGCGGCTAAACGTGAAAAGGAAAGATTAGCTTTACTCAAAAAACAAGCACTATTAGAGAAAAATAAACTTTCGCTAGCAAAAGCCGCCTCAGTATTTGACACTAACCGTATCTCGATCGCTGCGGCTCTACGCGCTACATACGATAAAGAAACGATCCTACGCCTAGAGGCTTTACAGGCTATAGAAAACGATAACGGCGAGCTGGCACTTAAGAAAATTACAGAGCTAGGACTATTGCAACAGGCTACCGATGCTCAAAAATTAGCCGGTATTAAGACTATTAGCGATGCAACTTTAGAAGCGTTAAATAAGCAACTACTCGACGAGCTTAGGGTTATTAACACGAGCAAGATGGCCGAGGCCGATAAAGAGTTAGCACGTGAGGAGGCCTTTAAGAAGTACAACGCTGCACTCACCGCGGCAGGTCAGTTAGCCGCTAAAGAGAGTTATAGCGAGCGAGTACAGATACAACTAACCGAGATTGCTAAGCTCGCATCTTTGAGCAATACTAATAATGCAGCTATTACCCTCGGCAAGCTACGCGAGTCCGAAGAACTATCGATGATTAACCGCGTAGCCGCTGCACAAAAAAAGGCGGACGATGCACGATTAGCGGCGTTACAGACATATATAAATATGTTAAAAAATGTAGGTGCTACTACATCAAGTCCCAATACGGCAGCTATCCAAGCTATGACACCAAGCCAAGCCGAGGCCGCTTTAGCTAAAGAGCCTACAAGCGTACCCACACTATTATCGCCGTCTCAGATATCCGGCTTACGTTACATGGCTCAGGCTCAAGATGCTTATGAGAAAAGCCTTTCGCAGATATCTTTAACGGATGGAATAGCTCAAGGATCACTCATGCAAGGCTTGAGCTCTGGCCTAAGTCTTTCAGAAGCGGCAAGTGGAGCACGTTATGCAGCTCAGGCAGCCCGCGCGTACAATATAACTATTAACGCCGGCGCTATTGCATCTCAAGATGAGTTTACTACCTTGTTACAAGATACGATCCAAAAACTTAACCGCGGCGGAGATCCGCTAACGGTGGCAGGTATCCTATGACCGTCCCTACTATCAATGCGGTAATTAACTTTTCTACGGGACCGGCGTTTGCGCAGGCCATGATCTTAGGTAGCGGTATTTTAGGCACAAACGTATTAGCGGACTCTGAGGCTTTAATCGTAGACGTATCAAATCAAGTAGACGGCGTTACTACTATGCGAGGTCGTAACGCTCAAGCCGACGTATTCCAAACAGGTACGCTAACGCTACGTATCGTCGATCAAAATGGCGACTTTAACCCTCAAAATGCGGCCGGGCCTTACTACGGTCTACTTACTCCACTACGTAAAGTACAAATTTCAGGCACTTATGCCGGTGTTGAGTATCCTATGTTTAGCGGCTTTATTACTAGCTATACAACTACTACGCCTAAAATGGCTACCGATGTAGTTTATACAACCATAACCGCCGTAGATGCTTTTAGACTTTTCCAAAATTCTCAGATTAGTACCGTAACCCTTGCAGCTCCGGGCGACCTACCGGGCGAGCGTGTAAACGCTATCCTCGACGAGATCGCTTGGCCTCCATCTATGCGAGAGATACAGTACGGCGATACTATCTTTCAGGCAGACCCGGGTACGCCTCGCACCGCTCTAGCTGCGTTACAAACCGCCACAATATCCGAGTACGGCGCTTTATATATTAACGCTCGAGGATCCGTAGAGCTACACGATCGCGCCTTTTGTATTCAGTCTCAGGCTTTCCCGGTAACTAAATTTAATGACGATGGCACCGATATCAATTACTTTAACGCCGTATGGCGCTTAGATGATACTCAAGTCTATAACTCAGCCTCGATTACTAAGATCGGCGGTACGGCTCAGCTCGCACAAGATGACGACTCGATCGAGCAATACTTTGTACACTCATATAACCAAACTAATTTAGTGATGGATACAAACCAAGCCGCCCTCGATTATGCCCGGGCTTATGTAGCAAGCCGTAAGGATACGCAAACTCGATGCGATGCGGTCGAGCTTGATTTATATATGGACGATTATAACGATGGCATCCTTGCAGCTCTTAGCCTAGATTTTTTTGATCCGGTAGAGGTTACGACTAATCAACCTGGTAACTCGACCCTGCAACAGACATTACAAATATTTGGAGTAATCCATCGAGTAACGCCTAACTCATGGAAAACGACATTTACGACACTAGAGCCGATTATCGACGGCTTTATATTAGACTCATCACTATACGGAGTACTCGATACCTCCGTATTAGCATACTAAGGAGCAAGAAATGGCAGCTGGTCTAGGTTTTAAGACCTTTACAACCGGTGAGGTACTTACGGCCGGAGACGTAAACGGCTACCTCATGCAGGGTATTAACGTGTTTGCAACTACTACGGCACGAAATGCGGCTATTACCGCACCGGCTGAGGGTCAGTTTGCATTTACAAAAGATACTAACTCACTATGGTATTACGACGGTGCAGCTTGGGTAGCCTCAGGTGCTACAGGTGATATCGAGGGCGTAACAGTTACTAGCCCCATTACAGGCGGCGGTACGAGCGGCACGGTAAATATTGGTTTTGACGTGACCGCAGCTAATACACTTGGTCTCAAAGCCGAAACAGGTACGACATATACGCTAGTTATTGCAGATGCCTCAAATGATTTAGTGCAGCTTAATAACGCTAGCCCTATTACTGTCACAGTACCGCCGTCTGTTTTTAGTGTTGGTAATCAAATAAATCTATATCAACGCGGAGCCGGTCAAGTTACTTTTAGTCAAGGATCGGGCGTAACAATTAGATCTACTGGAGCAACCTCAACGGCTCCAAAATTAAGAGTGCAATATTCAGCGGCGACAGTAATTTGTATTGGTGTGGATGAATTTTTAATTGTGGGAGATATTGCCTAATGAGCCCGATAGTCGGAATTATCGCAAGCGCTGGTAAAAATGTCAGTATTAGTGCATCGGTTTTAGTAATTGCCGGCGGTGGTGGCGGCGGTAAGTTTTACGGTGGCGGCGGTGGTGCAGGTGGTGTTTTAGACCATACCTCACAAACTTTTAATCTTGGTACAACACACACCGTAACTGTCGGCGCAGGCGGTGCGGGAACGGCTAGCAACGGAAACGGCACCTCGGGTAGTAATTCTAGTTTTGGATCATTGACCGCATCTGTCGGTGGTGGTTTTGGTGGTGGTAGTGGCTCTAGCAACGTGGCAGGCGGCAGCGGCGGCTCAGGCGGTGGTGCAGGTGGATTTATTAGCGGTACATTAACGGGTGGCACGGCAACATCTGGGCAAGGTAACGCAGGCGGTGGTGGTAACACTAGCGGCGGCGGTGGTGGCGGCGGCGGCGCTGGTGCAGCAGGTGCGGCATCTACTGGCTCTGCCGGTGCTGGTACTGGTGGTAATGGAGCAACTTATGCAAATTATTTGGGAGCAACTTATGCCGGCGGCGGTGGCGGCTCAGGAAGTAATGCACCGGCAGGTGGCTCAGGTGGTGGTGGTGCGGGTGCAAGTGACTCCATCGTTGCAGGTGCAGGTGGAGTAAACACAGGCGGCGGTGGCGGTGGTGGCTCAGGCACTTATGCATCAGAGGCCGGGGGCTCAGGGCGTGTAGTCTTAAAAGTAACAGGCACTTACACAGCCGCAGCGACGACAGGAAGCCCGTCGCGTAGCGTTTCAGGTGGTTTTACTTACTACACCTTTACAAGTAGCGGGAGTATTACAATATGAGCCACTTTGCAGAGATACAAAACGGAATAGTATTAAGAGTAATTGTCGCTGAGTCTTTAGAGTGGTGTGAGACGTATCTCGGTGGCTCATGGTTGCAGACTTCGTATACGGGTAGTATTCGAAAAAACTATGCAGGTGTAGGTTATACCTATGATGTAGAGCGAGATGCGTTTATAGCACCTGAGCCTGAGGGTAATTTAGGTTTTGACGAAACAAAGTGCCAATGGATTATGCCTGAGGTGGATATAAATGGAGACTAGTTATAACGGCTACCCGGCCTCTAAGGATCCGGCCGAAATAAAAATAAAGTCCTACCCGGTAAAGGGTACGGATCGTAAGCTGCGTTGTGCTGAGAGTGTGGGGCCACTACTCGCAGCCTTCGCGGCTGAATTTCACGAGCTAATCGAGCCGATCGATGAGGGCACGTTTGACGATTGGGCTTACGCCTATCGGATGGTGCGAGGCAACCCTACAAAATTATCGTGCCACTCATCCGGTACCGCTATCGATCTAAACGCTACAAAGCATCCGCTCGGCAAGTACGACACTTTTCCGGCTGAGAAAATACCAATGATTAGAGCCCTTGCTAAAAAGTACGGCCTTAAGTGGGGCGGCGACTTTAAGAGCAGGCCGGATGATATGCATTTTGAGGTAAACGTAACCGTAGAAAAAGCAAAAAAACTAATAACTAAGTTAGGACTAGACAATGAATAAAAAGCAATTAGAGGCCGCCGTTATGTCATATGTACGCGCAGCGCTTGCCTCCGTAGCAGCTCTCTATATGTCAGGGATACAGGATCCAAAAGTACTAGCTAACGCGTTTATCGCCGGGCTCGTAGGTCCGCTAATGAAAGCGATACAACCTAACGAGAAGCAATACGGCATAGGCTCTAAATGATCCGGGCCCTGATAGGGGCGATAGTGGGGACTATCCTCCTATCGGGGTGCGGTTACGATGGATGGGTTAGATATGAGTGCCAAGAATACGAAAACTGGACAAACCCTGAGTGCACTTCGCCTCAATGCGAGGTTACAGGGACCTGCACTAAGGACCTTATTACGAAAGATGAGTAAAGAAAATAAGCGCCTAACGCCTGAGGATATTCACGCTCGCCTCATATTTTTAATTGGCGCGGTACTTGCTCTTACCTTTTTTGTAATTACCGCAGGTGCCGTATATGCGCTTGTTTTTGTTACGCAGCCCGTAGGAGCTCAAGCGCCAAACGATAGAGACTTTATACAACTTTTACAAACTTTAGCCATATTCTTAACCGGGGCTCTCGGCGGCGTATTAGCCGGTAATGGCTTAAAGTCTAAACCTAAAGAGCAGCCTAAGCCCGACACGCCAAACACGAATACGCTTTGATATCTGACAAAAAGCCCTCATACTGATACTACAAACGCTGAGAGGGCTACTCGGTTAGTAGCTTAATCGGCCTTAACAAAGGGCTAAGTAATGAATAGTTTAGATATATTGATCGGTTTGGCAGCCTGCGGTATGGGCTTTATGTTTATGGTAATCGGATACTCGATCGGCTTTAAGCACGGACACGGCGAGGGCTTTGTACGTGGCCGCGCTATCGCTAAAGCTCTAAAAGAGAGCGAGCTAATCTAATGGGGTTTTTAGACAATTACGAGGATGTAAACGCTCGTATTAAGCGCTTTAGATTAGAGTTTCCATCCGGCAGGTTAGTCGCTTACATCGAGGACATCGATATTATTAAAGGCACGATTTTAGTAAAAGCCGAGGCATACCGTGAGTATGAGGATATGGTGCCTAGCGCCGTAGATTATGCTTTTGGCAATGTATCGACCTATCCAAACAATATGAAAAAATGGTTTATAGAGGACACAATTACCTCAGCTTATGGGCGCGTAATCGGGCTATTAACGCCAAGCGAGCACGCACGGCCTACGGTACAAGATATGCAAAAGGTAGAGACTTTACCGGCAGACTCGGATCCGTGGAGTACAAAGGCCTCGATCGAGGACATGGCTACGATGGCTAGTGGCATCCTAGAGATCGGTAAAAGCCTCGGCGGTGAGTTAGTAGCTGAGGCCCCGAGATGTGCTCATGGCACAATGGTATGGGCAGAGGGCACGGCTAAGGCAACGGGTAAACCGTGGGCCGCTTACAAGTGCACCGAGCGCGTACGAGCTAATCAATGTAACCCGTATTGGCACGTACTTGGATCCGATGGAAAATGGAAGCCTCAAGTATGACCATAAACCCTAAAGATATTTACCGGGCAACCGATGGGCATATTTATAGCTTTGATGGTTACGGCGGTGCCGGTAATTGCTCAAAGTGTGATAACGATACGCATATAAACGATTACGTACGCGAGGATGGTTTAGTCGTTGCATTTTGTAAACGATGCGAGGACGGGCTCAAACTATGAGCGAGCTAACCTTTATTAAAGACGGCGTAGCTACGACTATCCACGATAACGGCGAGATCACCGTAGTCGCGGCTAAACAATGCGACAAGTGCTTTAAGTGGCATACCGCACTAGGCGGCTTTGATGTACGTGATGTCAGCGGCGACGTAGTTTTATGGCTATGTGCACAATGTCGCGAGTAGCTAAAGTCGTACTCGATAGGTCGCAGGAGATTACCGCTCATCGAGTAGGGCTAGAGCGCACGATTACGCGTAATGCTGAGATACAAGATGCGAGCAATTTTGGCCAAGGTTATAAAAACTGGCATGAGCTAGTATGGCAAGAGTCAGAGGCCGCAGCTGCCGAGATCGCCGTAGCTAACTATTTTGGCGATTACGGTTTTATACCCTCGATCGATAACGCTCACGATACGGCAGATGTGGGCGATAACATCGAGGTTAAATGGACCAAGCACACTAACGGCCATTTAATACTACAAAATCGAGGACCGGGCAGGCCTACAGATGTAGCTATATTAGTTACAGGCTTTAGCCCGGTTTATCATTTACTCGGATGGATGCCGGTACATATGGCCAAGGTGCCTAAATATAAACACCCGTATCAGAATAACTATTGGGTACCTCGAGCTAATCTATTCGAGATGCAATATCTAAAGAGGTCTAACTATGGCGACGTATAAAACTAAATGCCGTTTATGCGGCAAAATGACCGATCATATAGAGCGAGTCGTAACAGATAACCTGCCACCGTACGTTAAGTCGCTCCAATGCGTTAAATGCGGTGTTATGGGGATAGTGCTAATGGAGGATCTTAAAGATGCCGACGTATGAGTATGAGTGCATAAGCTGCAACGTACGCTATGAGACCGTCGAAAAGATGGCCGAGCACGTAACACCGTATTGTTGTAACTTAATGATGAGGCAGGTATATAGCGCTCCGGGCCTTGTATTTAAGGGCACGGGCTGGGGTAAAAATGCGTAATAGTTATCCACAAGGTTTATCCACATATGTTAAAAAGGTGTGGGACACGCTGAAAGATACGCTCAATGTTGCAGCCTATTTGACTATAGGAGTACGCTCCATACTCGCAGGCGAGCCGCTACCG